AGGATCGCGCCGCAGCTTTTGGAAAAAAGGCAGCTCTCGCATTCGCAGCCGCCGGCGCAGCATTCACAGCATTCGCGGTCTCAGCGGTCAAAGCAGCTGCACAGGATCAAGCTGCACAGCAAAAGCTCGCAGATACAATCAAGGCAACCACAAACGCCACAGCTTCACAGATAGCCGGCATCGATCGCTACATCACAAAGACTTCAATCGCGGCAGCCGTCACCGATGACCAGATTCGTCCGGCTCTGGCGCGACTTGCGAGAAGCACTGGAGACGTTGAAGAATCTCAGGATCTTCTAGCTCTTGCGCTTGACCTAAGTGCAGCAAGTGGCAAGTCGCTCGAAACCGTCACAAATGCGCTCGCCAAGAGCCATGAAGGATCTAATACAGCTTTGAAGAAGCTTGGTCTCGGTCTCGATGAGAATTATCTCAAGACTGCATCCAATGAACAAATCGTCAAAGATCTCACGAAGACGTACGGCAATTTCTCAGAGAATCAAGCAAAGACAGCCGAAGCTCGATTCAGATCGATGTCAATCGCCATTAACGAATCAAAAGAAGCTATCGGAGCGGCTCTGCTACCGGTTGCGGAGAAGCTTGCGACTTTTGTCCTACAGACTCTTATTCCAGCCATCGACGGATTCATCGGCGGCTTAACTGGTAATGAAAGCTTGAAAGATAGCTTGACAGAATCACAAAAAAATATGTTTGCATGGGGCGAAAGGGTCAGAGGTCTCATCGACACAATCGTCAAATTCAAAGATGAACTACTTGTCGTCGGTGGAATCATCGCCGGCATCTTCATCGTCTCTAAGATTTCAGCCGGAGTCGCTGCAACAATTGCAGTCATCAAGAGTCTGATCGTGGCGTATAACGCTCTCAAAGCTTCAGCCATCGTCGCCGGTGTTGCGTCTGCATTCGCACTCAATCCGCTTCTTGGTGTCGGAGCTGTAGCGTTAGCAGCTGGAGTCTTGGCTGGAGCTAATGCTCTGGCAAATAATTCAGATACTTCGACAGATTTCGGCGGTGGTGGATTCGCAACAAGTGGTGCTCCCGGAGCAATCTCAGGCGGCGGTGGTGCTAGTCGTGCTTCTGGCGGCGGTGGTACTGGAGGAGGAGGCTTTGCCGGTGGCGGTTTAGGCGGTGGCACATCCGGCGGTGGTGGTGGTGTATCAACACCGAGCGGCGCAACAAGCTTGGTCAATCTTGCCAACCGACTCACAGACGTTTCAGACAAATTCACGGATCTCCAATTCCTAGTCGATACCGGTGGCATTAGTAAGAAGGCAGGAATTTCGCAGCTGAATGCTCTGACAAAAGAATTCAGAGTCTTGGAAAATCAAGCCAACGCTTTGACAGCGAAAGAAGCGGTCGGCACATTCGATGTAGGCTCATTCCGCCGCGGAGAAGCTCAATCCATGGTGACGATCAATATGGGCATCGTCGGCGATCCAGAAGGCGCAGCTCGAGCCGTTGAACAGGTATTCCAAGACTCCGCAGCGCGCGGCGGTATTACTTCAACCGTGGCCGCATTTAACTATGCGAGAGATCGATGAGCAATTGGTCTCCGGTCTGGTCGGTCACAATCGGCGGCATCGATTACACAGACATAACACTGGCAAATCTTTCAATCACATCCGGACGTACTGACTTCTACGTCCAGCCAGCTGCCGGCTACTGCTCGGTAGAAATTATCAATCTAGACGAAGAAGCCACAATTTCAGCTGATCTCAATGATCAACTCACAATCGAAGTCAAAGACTCCACTGGCACATTCGTGCCAATCTTCGGCGGATATGTCACAGATATTTCGCAGACAGTACGCAGCGCAGGATCAATCATGATTACGCAGTCAATCAAGATTATCGCCATGGGAGCACTGGCCAAGCTTGCCAAGATTCTGGTCGATGGCGTCTTGTCGAAAGATTATGATGGAAATCAAATCTATGACATCTTAGAGCCAATTCTCATTAACTCTTGGAATGAAGTGCCGCCAGCTTTGACGTGGGCGACTTATAATCCGACTACTACTTGGGCGAATGCTGAAAATGTTGGTCTCGGCGAAATAGATCGACCAGGCGACTATGAGCTTGCAGCTCGCTCATCATCACGTCAAACGGTTTTGAATATCGTTTCCTTGCTTGCTACGTCTGGCCTTGGTTACATATACGAAGATGGCCAAGGTCGAATCTGCTATGCAGACGCCACACATCGAAGCCAATATCTTGCAGCTAATGGATACACCGATCTTTCGGCTAATGACGCGCTCGCCAATGGAATCTCAATCGCACGTCGCACCGGAGATCTTCGCAATTCAGTGACGATTAGGTATGGAGCCACATCTTCAGCTGAACAGTCTGCCAGCGATGCCACATCCATCGCTACTTATGGACAGCAGGGATATATCGTTACGACGACTCTGCACAATTCAGCTGATGCGACAAGCCAAGCAAATTTCTATCTTTCGCTCCGAGCCAATCCGTCGGACATTTTCAAGACTCTCAACTATGAGCTGACAAATCCAGAGCTCGACGATATAGATCGAGATGACTTGCTCGGAGTGTTTATGGGCTTGCCGGTCAATATCACGGACTTACCGGCGAACATGATCGGCGGCGCATTCCAAGGATTTGTCGAAGGCTACACATTCTCGTCTTCATATAATCGACTCAGCTTGACCATCAATATGTCTCCGGTCGCCTACAGCTTGCAATATGTAAAATGGACAGAGGTCTCAATTTCGGAGACATGGAGCACTTTATCACCGACTTTAACGTGGGAAAATGCGACAATAGTCGCCTAGACATAAGGAGAAGACATGGCAACGACGACGAATTTCGGTTGGGTCACACCAGACAACACCGATCTCGTAAAAGATGGAGCGTCCGCGATTCGCACACTTGGATCATCAATCGATTCATCGATGGCCGATCTTAAAGGTGGAACGACCGGTCAAGTCTTATCAAAGACAACTGGCACGGATATGGATTTCACATGGGTCACGACAGACGACACAAACGCAATTCAAAATGCAATCGTCGATGCAAAGGGCGATCTAATTGGAGCGACGGCAGCTGATACACCGGCGCGTTTGGCAGTGGGAACAAATGGACAAATGCTTACAGCTGATTCAACAGCTGCAACCGGTCTTGCGTGGGCAACGCCAACAACTGGAATGACAGTAATTTCAAGCGGAAGTCTTTCAAGTGCTGGAACAAGTCTTACGTCTATTACACAAACTTACAAAGATTTAGTTTTGGTGTTAAGAAATGCCTACACGACGACAGGCGGCAGTGGTGTTCGTGTGAGAGTAAACAACGACAGTTCGGGAATTTATGCAAGCACAAGAATTCGAAATTCATCAACCGCGGTTATCAATTCAACAAATGACGTTGCATTTTATTTGGACGATTTTACCAGCGGTCCAACAACATCAGATCAAGGACAAGAAGCAGTGTTTTCTTTTCTAGATTATACAAACACCACAACACGCAAACTTATAAACTTTTCTTTTTTCTATCAAACAGCCGCTTTGGTTGACGTCAATTGTGGCGTTTTTGGTGCTTACAAATCCAATTCAGCAGTGACACGAATTGACATTTTGCCGCCGGCTGGAAACCTAGTCGGAACTTATATTCTTTACGGAGTTAAATAATGAAAACAATTGTGAACGTGGAAACGGGCGAAATAATCGAGCGCGAACTAAATTCTGAAGAATTAGCGCAAATGGAAACCGACGCACTGACAGTTGCGGCATATCAAACGGCTGAAGCACAGAAAGCCGCCGATCGTGCAGCACTTCTCGCACAACTAGGCATCACCGAAGAGCAAGCGAAGCTTTTACTCGGATGACGTATCCAACTGGCACAGCTGCTCGACTCGTTGAAGTAGCGTTGGCAGAAGTCGGCACGATTGAAGAAGGCGACAATCTGACGAAATACGGAAAATTTATGAAAGCAGACGGCTTACCATGGTGCGGATCATTCGTGAACTGGTGCGCGGATCAAGCTGGAGTCAAGATTCCATCAATGGTCTCAACAGCTGCCGGAGCTAATAAGATGAAAGATCTCGGCCGCTGGATTACAGAAAAGCCACAGGTCGGAGATCTCTGCTTTATGGACTTTCCACATGACGGCATCGACCGGATCTCACACATTGGCATCGTCGTAAAAACCGGAGCGACTTCAGTGATCTGCGTTGAAGGTAATACATCGGGAACAGGCGATCAGCGAAATGGCGGAATGGTCATGATTAAGCGGCGCGCTATTGGCAAAGAAATCGTCGGATTCGCTCGTCCAAAGCTTGTCGCCTACTCGGGAGAATTGCCAGCTGTGGAGATTCCAGATGAAGCTCCCAAGAAAGGTAACAAAAAGAAATGAAACAGATCCAAGCACTTGCAGCATCGTGGCTTCGCTCATTCTTAGCCGCATCACTGGCGGTTTATATGGCCGGAGTAACAGATCCGAAGACGATTGGCATGGCTGGTCTTGCAGCTGTACTGCCGGTCATTCTCCGATTCTTGAATCCATCAGACGCATCATTCGGGATTTCCAAGGGAAAGTGATTCCGAAAGCACTGGCGGCAGCGATTGGAATGGGGCTAGTCCTTTCGCTGTCGTCGTGCGCTTACCAAGGATGGACGAGATATGACTGCCAACTCTTCGAAAACTGGGATGCTCCAGAGTGCAATCCGCCGCAGTGCAAGGCGTCAGGTACTTGCACAGAAGACATCTTCGGACATGATCCGCGTGAAGCCGCACCGTTACAGTAACGAGCAGCTTAAAGCTCGGCTCATCGTATTCATCGGAGTCGTTCTAGCTGCCACATTCTGCTTCTCAGTCGCCGGAATGCTGTACGCGCTGATCTTCGTGACTCAGCCACTCGGCGATCAAGCTCCAAATGACAGAGCATTCATCGAGCTTCTTTCAACGCTTACAATCTTCTTGACTGGAGCTCTTGGCTCAGTCTTGGCATCAAATGGACTCAAAGACAAGCCGAAATCGCCGGAAGACACGCCGAAAGTCGAGCGCGATTCTTGACGAAGCCAGCTTCATCCGTCACGCTTCTTTCAGGGAGCTGAAATGCAGCTCTCAGATTCGGGAGCAATAACATGACAACATCGGAATTCGTGCAGATGTGGATCTGCATCATTCTCTTAATGGGCATCGCCTTAATGATTGGATACTCAATCGGTCTCAAAGATGGCCAGCGTGAAGGCTACTTGCGCGGCCGTGCAGTATCACGTCACATCGCAAGCAAGGAGTCAACACGATGAGTTTCTTAGACGGATATGAAGACATCGCCGCTCGCATCACTAGATTCCAGAAGACTTTCAGCAGCGGCCGCATAGAGACATCGATCATCGACTTTTCAGCCAAGGATGGCTACATCTTGGTAGAAGCTCGCGTCTATCGTCAAAGCGATGACACACTGCCAGCCGGTATCGATTACGCATTCGGACACGTCTCGACTTACAACGTCCAGATGAAAAAGTGGTACGTCGAAGATACCGTCAGCTCTGCAATTGGTCGCGCTTTGAATCTCGTACTAGGTGCAATCAATCTGCCGGATGGCGTATCGAATGCACGTCCGACTCGACAGAATATGGAGCAGGTCGAGCACAGCGATGCAGCTCTGGCAAAAGCAGCCAACGAAGATCCATGGGCAATCTCGCAAGACGTAGGGATGCCGAATATCGGATCAGCAATTGAAGCAATAACGGACAAGATTGGAGCTGAAGTCTTGGCCGAAGCTCCGCGCTGCGTCCACGGTACTCGCGTGTGGCGTGAAGGTGTCAGTCAGAAGACTGGCAAAGCATGGGCGAATTTCAGCTGCACAGAGAAGTCAAAAGCTTCTCAATGTGATCCGCTCTGGTACGTCATGACAAGCGGTGGCTCATGGAAACCACAGATCTAACATGGGCGCGATCCAAGCATTCGGAATCGGTGAGTGGGATTACTGCGACAGCTGCTCAAAGCCAACACCTAAGAGCGAAGGCGTCATGGAGCGCATTGACCAGCAAGACATTCTCTTCTTCTGCAAAGGATGTGCCAAGTGAGATGCTTCTTCAAGCACGTCTGGATTTACATCACGGACAAGTCCGACCGTCAATGGAAAGAGTGCGTCAAGTGCGGAGTGATTCGATGAAATATAAATCGAATCAGAAGATGCAACAGCTCTGCCACGTTGCAGCACTGGCCAGACTATGCGCCACAGAAGAGCAAATCATGGGATCAGAGCCACGCTATAACCGAGGCTTAAACTTCCACGAAAGAGTCACAGAGCTCGCGCAGGCTACGGAAGCAGAATGGATTGTGGCCAACTATCTCGGCTATGAATTCAATCCATTCAAAGACACGATGAAGACTCAAGCTGATGTCGGAGACAAATTCGAAGTCAAGCACACAGAGAACGGATTTCATCTCATCATCTATCCGAATGATCGAATCACAGATGTGGCAGTGCTGGTCACTGGCAAGTCGCCAGAGTTTCATATTATCGGATGGATTCCGGTGGCCATGGCCAAGCGTCCACGCTTTAAGAAGGCGACTCAAGACTCATGGTGGGTCAATATGCGCGATCTGCAACCAATGGAAAATCTGACAAGGAGCTCCTATGGAACAGCTGCGATATGAGTGCAGGGTCGAGAAGAAAGTGCAGAATCATGGCGTCTTAACCGAATTCAATCTAGGCGATGACCATCTCTGCGTCCAATGTCTTGGATGCGGTGTGATTGGTGTGGTCAGTAGATCGGATGCACAGTGATGGCAGACTATGACTTTCGATGTGAGATGTGTGATTCTCGAATGACAATATCTCGACCGATAACAGATCAGCTCAGTCGTTATCCATATTGCGAGAGCTGCATGATTCCAATGAAACGAATCTGGTCAGCTACTCCGGCCATATTCAAGGGCAAAGGATGGGGCGGATCTAAATGAATGATGAATGTCACCGTTGCGGTCGCAAGACTTATGTCAATGATCAACTGCTTTGCGGTGCGTGTTCAAGTCAAAAGAGTTGTCAACAGCCTGTGGATAACCTATGGACGACACGCCGAAATCCCGTTCGAGTTATCCACATACTAGCGAGTAACTTGACTAAGGCAGTACGCTGTCATCGCGTGAAGCGAGCCGCTGAGGCGGAGAGCTCGCAAGCGCGAATGCAGCTAACGGGAAAGCTATGCCTACTCATAGGCTTGCTCTTACAAACGACGATTCCAAGTGCGCAAGCTATAGGCACAAAGACAGACGCCGATCACTATAAGCTCTATGCACATTCAAGGATCATTAGCTGGTCAGAGACTCGATGCTTTATAGCTTTAATAGATCGAGAGAATCGACACTGGAATCCAAAAGCCAAGAATGGATCACATTACGGAATTGGCCAGATGCGTAATACGAAATACAGAGAGCTAGATGGATACCGTCAAATTGACTGGACTCTTCGCTATATCTCTGGACGTTACTCCACACCGTGCAAAGCGTGGGAATTCTTCAAAGCCAATGGCTACCATTAGGCCATGACAATGCACAGCCAGCGCAAGTCCAACTCCACACATTGGAAGAAGATACGACTAAGGATCTTGCAGCGTGATGGCTATGAGTGCTACTGGTGCGGAGCGGATGCAACGACGTGCGATCATGTCATTCCAGTGGCAAGAGGTGGCACAGATGAGCCGGATAATCTTGTCGCAGCCTGTAAGCGATGCAACTTCAGCCGTCAAGACAAGATGCCCGATGAATTCATTCTCGCTCAACGCGCAAAGGCTTCGAATTTTTTAGGACGCGATTCCACCGCCACTCTCTCCTCC